GGCCCGGGGAGAGAAGTAGTACTCTCTTTCTCGGCTAAGAAGCTTCCGACTTGGGTTTCCAAGTTTGGAAGTCTCCTTGGTCTAGAGAAAACTACTACCAACCGATGGAAGATGACCGGGAATAGTGTCTTTGAAGCCCTCTATTTAACACGAGGTGTTATGGAGGTCCTCAATGATTCTATTCCGAAGATCGGTCGTCTTCCTGTGGAAGATCAGCTTGGTTTCTTTATTCAAGCGCGTGACTGGCCTCGCGATAAGTTCGTAAAGTTCGCGAAGTATGCCACAGTGTGGCCCATGGCACGCTATCTTCATCAGGAGCTGCCGGAAACTCCGGAGGGATTTCCGAGTCATCCTCTTATCGTTGGAGGGAAGCTGAGACGGATCTTAAAGAACCGTCTCATCTCCTTCAATGACAAGAATTCCCGCTTGTGGGCTGGGTATCTTCAAGGCATCAAACGAGGCGCATCACCTGTCTCAGAGGACTTTGTCCATGAGGCGATGATCAAGCATCGTGAGATCCTGTCGACACCACCCGCGGGGGATGACGAGGTTGTCACCGGGTTTGAGCCCCTGGTCGAAAGGGTTCTTCAGTGGTATAAGCCACCGAAGCCTGAGCTCTTTGAGGCCTCCACTTCAGCCGCATTCGAGTCGAAGCGGTCAGAGGGAGGGGCCCGCGGATACATCCGGGAACGATACGCCGAGTTAAGCGGCCACAACCAACTTCTAGAGATGGTTGAGACTAGGCCGGGCGTTGTAGTCGAGGTACGAGGTACATCAACTCCTACATTCGACGAGGTCCTTGATTGGGCGAGTGAAAGCCCAACGGATGTTATGGTATCCGCAGTCCTAGAGCCACTCAAGGTAAGACTGATATCGAAGGGCTCAGCCCCTCGATACTACATCTCGAAGTTCAAACAGAAGGGGATGTGGAAGTACCTGCAAAGGTTCGTCCAATTCTCTCCGACTGGGAGATCTCTTGATGTATCTGATCTACATGGAATACTTTCCAGAGAACATAAGCTTAACCTTGAGTTCGACCAGTGGGTGTCAGGTGACTACTCGGGGGCAACTGACCGTGTGGATCTGAGGGTCACGGAACTCATCTTCATTAAGATGTTGGAGAAGTCGGATTACTCCGATCATCTGAAAGATGTACTTCGATCAGTGATAGGAGCCCAACGACTCCATTATCCAGAGTCGATGAACCGTGAAGGAGAGCTTGACTCCATTGACCAGCGTAATGGCCAGTTAATGGGTTCGCCTCTCTCTTTCCCGATCCTCTGCCTAATTAACCTCGTAGCGTACTGGGGCGCTCTCGAAGAGTACCTCGGACGCCGTGTCTCGATTAAGAATCTCCCCGTTTTGATTAACGGAGATGATATCTTGTTCCGAGCAAACACGGAGTTCTACGAAGTTTGGAAGAGGTGGGTCCACAAGGTCGGATTTGTCCTCTCTCTAGGAAAGAACTACATCCATCCGAGACTTCTAACGATCAACAGCCAGTTGTACCGTTGGAACCCGGAGGAGGTGTCTTTCCGTTATCTTGGCTTCATGAACACTGGTCTTTTGACAGGCCAGTCCAAGATAACTGGTCGCATTAACGCGAGGCTTGCGCCGATTTGGGCATACTACAATGAAGTAGTTCCCTTTTCGGTGTCGCCTGAGAGGGCTCACCGCCGTTTCGTCCACTATCACAGGGAAAACCTGGAGAAGTTTACGAATCGGGGTGA